AGCAGCTCGTCGTAGCCCTCGGCGAGCAGCCGTGCCATCTCGGCCTGGAAGCCCGGCCAGTCCTCCCCGATCTCGATCGAGTAGGGGATGAACCCGCGGGCCATGAACACGGTCACCGACGGCTGCGCGAGGGTGACCGAGTCGTCGGACACGGCCGAGGCCTCGGCGTCGAACGACCACGACACACCAGCGGCGGAGACGCCCTTCCAGGCGTTGGTGTTGACTTCGACCTGCCGGGCCAAGGTCAGGAATGGGTTGTCCGTCTCCTGATCGGTAAGGATCACCGACGGGTCAATGAAGCGCTTTGTTACTCCTCGGCTAGCCGAGGGGACTGGTCATTTCTGCCAGCCTCTTCACGTTTCCGTGAAGGCCAGACTATATCTTCGCCTCAGGGAGGCGTCCCGTGCATAGTCGTTGAACCCTCTTGTCGGGGCGAGCCCCAGGCAAGCTCGGCTGCTGATTGTCCCTACCGTCCGCTTCTCGAACCGTCGCGCTCAGGCTTTCGCCTCACGCTGTGGTGCGGCCGTCTAGCGGGATGTCCCAGCAATTCTCGGGATGTTCACTAGTCCGTCGCCGGACTAGGCGGCCACCTTGACCGGAATCGCGAATCCACCCGCAGTGGTAGTGCCCTCGGACGCGGCGCGGTATTCCTCGTAGCGGAGCATCGCCCGCTGCTCGTCCTGGTCCAGCACCGTCGTGGTGCCGCGGGTCATCATCTTGTGCCACGCCGAGCGGTAGTGCTCGTTCTCGGTGACGATGATCCGACGGGCCAGGTCGGTGTCCTTCGCTGCCCGCACCCGGCTGTGCAGCATGTCACCCTGGTGGGTGTTCAGCGTGTAGTTCTGCTCGCGGTCGTCGAGGATCGCCAGAGCGCCGTCGCGGGCTGCGCGCCAGTCCATCTTGCGGACGTCGACGCCGTGCAGTTCCTCGACGCGGGACCGCGCGTCCGGCAGCCCGGAGATCTGGCGGAACGTCTTGGACTTGATGTCCGCCACGCGCGCCGCGCGGATCTCCAGCTTCTCGAACTCCGGGACGATGACGTCGCGTTCGGCGCACAAATCGTCCCAGCGGGCCTCTTCGTCCTCGCTGAGGGTGTCGCGCTCCGACAGGGCGAGGATCTGGGCGTCCAGATCCTTGAGCCGTTCGCGGAGCTCGACCAGGCGGGATGCCTTGGGGTCGTTGCTCATGTGTAGGTCCTTCCGACGCCATGTCGCGTCACGTAGGCGCGGCGCGCGTAGGCGGCGCGTTGCGCTCGATCTGGTGGCGACGGGTGCCCATCGGTGGGCGGCGCGTCAGGAACGGGAACGACGGGTGCCTCGGGGGGCGGCGCGTCGGTTTCCCCGGACCGGTCCGGGGAAGACTTGGGGAGGGTGGCGGGGAACAGCACTGCGCGGGCCACTTCACCGCGCAGTGCTGGGTCATCCACCACCGGATCGGCGATGTCAGCGGCCAGGGCGTGCCGCGCCTCGCGAACAAGCTCAGGGGTCCCCAACAGGGACGAGGCGACGTCCTTGGCTCGCACGCTGACCGTGGTGTTCTCGTAGGCGGGGAACACGACCGGTCCGAGTTCGGGAACCCGCAGTTCGATGAGTGTGCGTTCGATGGGGCCCCGATCGCCTGGGTTCCACAGGAGGCGCATCAGCTCTTCGTCGTCCTTGATGAGCTTGCCATCCTTGTCGCGCCACTCCTGGCGGATCACCTCGAACCGGAACGACATGCCGTTCACCGCGTCATCGGCGATGGCGTCCCGTACCGGCTCGATCAGCCAATTGTCCGACAGGCGCGCCTGGACGAACAGGCCCTCGTCGTCCTCGCGGAGATCCTCGATGCGGCCGATCGGAATCGAACCGACCAGGGGGTGCCGGCCGTGGTCGAACTGCAACACCGGGGTGCGTTCGCGGATCGTCTTACGGAACGCGCCGCGGCGGATCGTCTCGATGAAGGTGCCTTCCCACGAGTCGATTTCGGTGCGCTGGTCGAACACGGCCGCATAACCCTCGAGGGTCAGGCCATCACCCGGCTGCCCATCCGTGGCCGCCAATCGGAACTCCACGGCCCGGATGAAGCTGTTGGGTGCGCTCATGCCGCCGTGCTCCCTTGCTCTTGAGTCCCGCCGGGTTCCTGTAGCTGCACCGAGTACAGACCCGAGTGCGTGCCTCGAAGCCGTCGAATGTCCTTCGCACTCACTGCATCCACCGCCGCGTCAGGTTCAAACCCCGCATCGACCAAAGTCCGCAGTGTCTGCGCGTCCTTGGCCAAGATGTCAGCCTGCGCGGTCACGTCCTCACGCAGGAACGCAATATCCCGGTCGTCATACCAGAGCCGCGCGCCGGGCTTGACGGCCACCACCCATTGGAAGGCGCCGCAGAACGCGCCCCACAACGGGCGCATGGTGCCGTCCACGAAGTTGCGTTTCGCCGAGTCGTAGTTGCCGGCGTTCAACGACGAACCGGCCATGCCCTCCGACAGGCCAACGATCACCGGGTGCACACCAGCACAAGCCGCGATGCGCGTCTCGGTCGCACCCTGCGTGGCCTTCAAGGACAAGTTCTCGAATGTTTGGCCGACGGTCTTCACGTCGGCGCCGCCGCCGAGGAACAGGGTTTTCCCCGCGTTGTTCGCGCCCTCGTGGTTCTCGCGGAACTTCTCAACGAAGTAGTTGAAGTCGTCGGTGCTGATGTCCTTGTCCATGGACACCACGTAGGACAGGTTCGCTCCGCTACGCAGCTGCACCCGCTTGTGCTCGGTCATCTGCGCGTCGGCGTCCACATCCGGCAGGCACGCTGACAACCACGACTTGCCGAGGAACTGGGACGCGGGGATCGGCTTGTAATGCGCGATCTCCTGCGGGCTGAACGTCGTCACCTGGTCACGCTCACCCATGTAGGCGTAACCCAGCAGCCGCTCACCGAGCCGGAAACCCGTCATGGGGTCCTCGATCGCCTCGGTGAGGATCTTCACGTTCCGCGGCTCCAACCGCAGCAGGTAGCCGTCCCGGTCCAACACCCAGTACGAGTTGCCGCTACAGACCACGTCCCACTCGGCGACCGCCAACAGTTCACGGGTCGTGGCACCCGGCCACGGTTCCTCCAACACCGCGAGATCAGCAGTGCCGAACAAATCACCCGGCCGGCCATCGCGCATCTGCTGAAATTGGAACCGGGCCTCCGAGAACACGGCCATCCGCTTCGACTCGCACGCGAACACGACCGAGTTCGTGTCGTACTCCACCGACCCCGGCGAGGTGAGCTGGAAAGCTTGGTAGGTCTGATTCTGGTAGGCGACCTGCTGCCCTGGGCGGAACATCCGCGCCCAGTCGGTGATCGACACGGGCGTGGTCTCGTTCGCTCGAGCACTGCCGCGGCCGAACAGGCTACGCAGGAGGTTTGCCACCAGCAGCCTCCCGCTTGTCCACATCGATAGCCAGGAGACCGAACAGCGCCAGCAGCAACCCACCCCCGATCAGGGCCCACGGCAAACCGTAGGCCAGCCACACCCCGGCCACCATGAGTCCCATGCCGACCAACAGGATCAGGCGGGCCAGCACGTCGCCCCTCACGCCCAGGCGAACATCGGCGGCTTAGACTCCTCGGGCACCTCGTGCAGGACCCACACGCCCATACACACCGTGACGGCAGCGTCGATGTGGCGCTTGCTCTTGCCCTTACTGAGCGTGAAGCCGCGCTCCTGCTCCCGCTTCACCGCGGCGTTGATGTGCGCGGCCATATCCGGGTCGCCGTTGTGGACGATGCCCTTTTCGAGGATCTTCTGATACGCCAACCCGCAGGCCGGGGCCATCCGCGCCGGGGACTGGTCGAACTGGATCGTCAGAATCCCGTCGTCCTCGAGCAGTCGGGCCGGCACCTCGAAGAACCGCGGGTCGTACACCACACCGCGGAACCCCGCACCCCTGGCGCGCTCACGGATGTACGACCACACCTCCGCGTGGTCGATCCGGCCACCCGAGTCGGCCGCCCGCCAGATCCGCGCCGTAACCGCGACCCGACCATCCGGCAACAACTCGCAACGGGTGACCGCAACAGAGTCCTGCTTGAGGGCCATATCAACGACCAGCACCCACGGATTGCTGTCGTCCGAGGTCCACTCGCCCCGGCACGCGGCCCACGCGCCGGGGTGGTCCCGCAGCCACGACTCGTCCGCCACGTCAACCCAGCGGTTGCCGTAATAGCGGATCCACTCGTGGCGGGGCATGTCCGGCTTGCCCCACTCCGCCACCCGGTCCCGGACACTCCACAGCTTGTCCGCCGCGGCCGACGCGGCCCGCACCGCGCGGGCCCGGTCCTCCGGATCGTCGTAGTCGACGTCATCCGGCGCCTCTTGCCAGTCCATCAGGAACCGCGGCGCCGCCGCCGGGTCGTGCAGCGCCTTCTTCCCCAGGTTGTACAGCGCGCCCAGCAGTGAATGGTCCACGTCGAAACCAGCCGTCGACAGGGACAACACCCGGCCACGGCCACGAGGAGTACGACGCTTCGTGGTCGACTTCCCGATCACCGTCGCAACACGAGCCTTTGTTGAACCGACGTCGCCCCACTCGTGCAGCTCGTCACGAATGAACAGGTGCGGCAAACCACCCTCGTTCGTGCCGGCCACAGCCGCCACCCGGTGCACCCGACCAGGACGCCCATCCGCGAACTTGATCTCAGTGTCGTAGACCTCGAAGAACCCGCACAGCGGGGCTTCCCTCACCACGTTGTCCTTGCCACCGAGCATCGTCGCCAACGCCCCGAACAACAGGTCAGCCTGCTCGAACGACGCCGCCGCCACCGGAATGTTCGGCGACGGTGGGGCGATCGACGGCGGGCCGGCGAACTCCAGCGCCACGATCGCCGCGATCAACGCCGTCTTACCGTCACCCGTCGCCGCGCCGCGCAGGCCCTCCGAGTACCGCCACTCGCCGCACTTACCGCAGAACTCATACCAGCGGTACAAGAACAGCTTCTGGTCTGGCCGCAGCCGGAACGGCTGGCCATACCAGTCACCCTCAGCGAAGATCAGGTTGTCCTCGATCCACCGGACGGCCGTCGCGCCCTCAGTCGGCCACAGACCACGCAGGGCCCGCGGCTTCCAGCCGCAGCCCTGGCACGGCAGCTCAGCCGGTCCCGATGACCGTGACCCGCGGGTCGTCCGGGCCCGGCTTCGGGGCGGTGCGGCGGTTGCCATCGCCACCCCCGTACTGCCGATTCAGGTCCGCCAACGACCGGCGCTCGGTGATCACCGCAATGCCCAGCGCAGAGCGGTTCTTCGGCCCGATCCCCAGCTGCGCCTCATCCGCCTTCACGCTGGCCTCAACCTTCAGCGCCACCGCATACAGCGGATTCGCCACCTGACCCTGCGAATTGCTGGTCAACGGCTCCAGGTCAGCGGCCTCAATCAGCCGCGTGTACCGGTCAACGTTCTTGATCCACCGAATCAGCAACGCACGATCAGCACCCGTCTGAACCGAAGCCACCGGATCAGACCAGTACGCATCCCACTGCGTCAGCGCGAGCCCGCACAGCCCGTCCGGCGGATCGAAACGATCACCAGTGACACGATGCAACTCAGCCTGCCGGCCATTCCGCCGATCAACAGCCGTCCCCGGCGGCTTCTTCGGACGCGGCAAGGGGCCACCTCCGGAAGGGCCGGTTGCACAGTGGTACCACGGATCAAGGCGAGG